CATTAGTTTTACAACCAAATCGTGGACATCAACATCCTCTTCCGTTAAAACTTCTTCTTCATTAACGTAAGCTTCGTCGCCTTTCTTCTCGCCGCGACCACCGGGCTCATCGTGTTTTAGCTCGTCGCCTTTGTTACCGCCCCATACGGTTTCTTCGATTTTATCTTCATCGACTTTCTCTTCATCGACTTTCTCTTCCTCGATTTTGTCGATAAAATTTTCAGTAAGGGGGCCAAGATCGGCAAACTTCATGAACTTGCGAATTTGCGCTTCAGTTAAAAGACTCTTTTTCATTTTGTAAACTCCTAGAAAAATGGATTGCAAGAATAAATAGTTTAAAAAACACTAAAAGTCATCTTTTAAAAGATATTCAAAGAGTTGAGGATTGTTTATACATATTTTTTTTAAAGCAGCATCTTCAATTTGTTTCACTCTAACGAAACTTATCCCCAATCTCTTGGCTACTTCACGCAAGGTCATACCTTGATCAGTGCTTTTTTCAATAGATTCAAAAACACAATTTAAATCATCGGCATAGTCCACCCAATGACGACATTCCTGGCTCTTACAAGGTATCTTTTTTTGTCGTACTTTTTGTAAACATTTTCGACATTTCATAATTCTGGAAACTCCTCGGCAATAATATCAAATATATCTTCTATTTCATTTTCATCAAGAGCAAATTGTTTTTTTATCTCATTATGTTTTTTAAGATCTCTTTCAATTTGTTTACGTTTTGCCACACCTTGTGTTGTGTGTTTTCCCTTGTACTCGTCGATATACTTCATTATGTATTGATTTTTTTCTAAGTACCCGCTAATCACTGCGCGAAAAAAATGAGATTGAGTGAAACCATCCAACTGAAGTCTTACTTTTAAATCAGCTTGACGCTTAGGAGATTCCCAAAACATCATCTTTTTCCGATCTTCGGGATCGGGCATTGCTGGATCTTTAGCCATTAATTCCTCTTTAGAATGTGGGTGGAACTCTCGGATTGACCAGCAGATGACTGTCGGATGAAAGTTGCTTTAGATCGAAGTTCGTGCAGGCTTCGTACGCCTGAGTAAGAGAGACCACTACGAATACCCCCAACAAGATTTTTAAGGATATTATCGACATCTCCTTTATACGGAACGGTAGTCGAAATTCCTTCTGGCGTTGAGGATTTTCCTCGCCAATTCTTTTGTGCATTGGCTGATGCCATACCTCTGTATACTTTATATTTTTTTCCTGAGTTACTAAAGAACGTTTCACCGGGCGTTTCCTTGGTACCTGCTAGCAGTGAGCCGATGATTACAAAATCAGCGCCAGCGGCCAATGCTTTAACTATGTCGCCCGAAGTTTTTATTCCCCCGTCAGCAATAATTTTTGCGTCCGAACTGGTTGATGCGCAATCTAAAATACTTTGGAAGGTGGGGACTCCGTGACCAGATATTACTCGGGTAGAACAAATAGATCCTCCACCAATTCCTACCCGAACCGAATCTGCTCCCCATGAAGATAAAGCTTCGAAGCCTTCGGGAGTTGCAACATTGCCGGCCATTATGTGAATCTCTTCTCCAAAACGATCTTTAAGCGTCTTGAGACATCTCTCCATCATAATATGATGACCGTGAGCCACATCTACACACAAAACATTCACGCCAATTGCTTTTAAAGCCATCGCCCGTATTTCAAAATCGCCGGTCATTCCAATGGCAGCACCTATTTTTATATTTTCATTTTCGTAGAGGGCACGTGCCGCAATGCTAGCTTGCTCTTCTACTTCATTATAACGATGAACAATTCCTATGCCGCCTGCTTCGGCAATTGCTAATGCCATTTTGCTTTCAGTAATAGTATCCATCGGACTTGATATGATGGGTAATTTTAAATGTAGATTTTCATCCAAACTACTTCCAATATCAACTTGAGTTCGACTCTCAACTTCACTGTACTGGGGCACTAACAATACATCGTCGTATGACAACATTTCTTTCATGATCTCTCCTTCTCATTAATTTTAGGAAGGGGCTCATCAGTAACAATAAGGGCCCCTACATTTGTAAAGTTCTCAAAATGCCAATGGTATTCATTCTTTTTTAAAAGTTGAATTACCAACTTGTGCATATAATTTGATTTTCCAGTTATAATTTTAAAAGGTGTTGCCGGAAAATGTAATTTATTTAAAAACTTCAAGAATCTTTCTTCTACTTCACTGTGTCGAATATTGTGTAAATTAAGAGTCTTCATATTTCAATCTTGTAACCTCGGGATCGATCACGTCGATCCGCACTAATTTAACTTTTATATTGCGGAAACCATCAGGAGAATACCACGCAATTTCATCCCAATATTCATGTTTCTTCGCGCGCCTATAAAATTTACCATCAATCTCTATTATCCGTATCATCTAATTTTTTTAAATGGCGTTGCAAACACAAAATTTCCTCCATGTTACACATAGTTGAATCGTTACCGCCGAACAAATAGCCCTTTTCGCGGAGGAGGGCTGCAATAATAGCGAGTTGCCAATTTTCAATTACTCGCATCCTTCAACTTATTAAGATAACGCTGCAAATACCAAATTGCCTTTTCAATATCTCGTTGAGGATCTCCCTTATGCAAATGGCGCGAGATATATTTAACAGCATTGCCACAATGGAAATCTAGTTTCCAATCTTCAATTACATCAATGGTTTCATATATACCAACATTATAATGTTTTGGATGATCAACTTTGGGATAGTATATCTCATCTCCTAATTTGATATCAGGAAGTGGAGTAATTTGAGGTGGATCAGTATTTTCTTGGACCCTACAATTCATCTGCTGCCATTCCTCTTTGTTGATTTTCATTAAAATCCCCCTCCAGGCATCTCACTTAACGGATGAATATTATCATTCGTTGTGGTATCTGTACTTCCTAATGCGCCTGCGCCGCGATTACTTATCGTAAGTCCTTGATTACCATATAAATTATTAGCAGGGGCATGCCTCGGCCGAAAATGAACTACAGGGATCAAAATTAATTGTGCAATTTTATCGCCATTACAAATAATTTGAGGATCATTCCCCACATTATGAAGATCAATAAAAACCTCCCCATCATATCCTGAGTCTATTATATGAGCACCCACCACTAAAGATCGTTTTGCTCCCATACTAGAACGATTACATACCTGTAGCATGTATCCATGAGGTACACCAAACCGCAAACCGGTTGAAATCATTTTATTTTCTAATGAATTTATTTGAACTGGTTCAGTTAAATGTGCGTATATATCCAATCCGGCATCAGAGGGATTGCTTCGTGTAGGAGCCTTAACTCCATATTCTATTGTTGCATATTCAATTATCATTCTTTCTCCTACTAAATTCTTCTACAACGTTCTTTGCTTTTGTCCAACAATCCGGACAATAAAGATTAACTTTGTTCTCTTTCTTCCGAACCACAACACTCCAACTTTGAACTTGTTCTCTGTTTTTTTTATCAAACGGTTCTTTACAAGCTAAACATTCATCACCCAATTTATCAAACATAAACATTTTTTCGTCGAGTTCTTTTTGGGCCTTCTTTTGTTTTGCTCGTCTTATTTTTCTTTTTGCTCCACTCATAATATCATACTCCTATTGATTTACCAAATCAATGTTACATTATTTATTATATAACTCTTTTCCTTCTATTTTGAGTTGGTTCTTTATATCTGCTACCCATTTTTTTATAACCGACTTATGAGTATTAGAAGGAAACGTTTTATAAACTTTAAACTTAAAAGCTTCGATCCCATCTTCGGCCGCATCTCTTTTAATATTTGAATTTCGATGTCCGTTATGTAGTTGAGATCTTTGTTCTCTTTTGTGTTGCCCGAAACGCGATGTAAATGTAACAAAGGTTTTCTTTTTTAGTTCATTCTCTAATCCAACAACTACCCAATCAGTAGCGGTCTCGTCTTGTCTACATTCTTTACATTCAGATCGATGGCCATCAGAGGATTTGCTAAGTATACCGAAATGTTTAATAGATTTTTTTTCTTTACATGTTATACAAATTTTATATTTCATAATATTTTTCCTTTATGTTATTAACAATATCAAATTCTTGGTTGTTTGTCAACCTAATAATACTAATTTATCTTTATTTAATCTCAAACTAAATCCCCAATCTTCGCTATAACTTAATTGCGCTCCGTAAGGT